CCCCGGACGTCCTACCCTTCGCATAGTTCCGCCACACTCCGGGCATGATATATCTTTGCAATGCTCAGAAGAAGATACTTTATGCCCACAATCTAAACACTCACAAGAAAAAGTTTCCTTGGTTTCTTTTGGCTCCTCTTTTTCTGCGGAAAGGTTTGCATCGGTTTCCTTGCTTAAGAATTTCTTAAGGCTCTTTGATAATGTTATAGCCTTAGGATTGGCGGGGATGGGAACCGCGCTTACTTCGAGCAAATCCCACTCCTTAATATGGAATCCTTGGAAAGTTGCTTCCCCATCCTCGTCCGGCTCCCCCCAAATCTTTTCAACCCCGGTACCCTTAGGTACAAAACCAAGTGACCATGTATTCATATAGCCTTGTGCATAATCTTCAAAGATGTCTACGGCTTCTCCACGGTCTTTGAACTGTATTTTCATTACAATACGGTCAGCGTCAATCGTTATGTCTAAAGTTTTTCCAATCGGTTGACGGTGACTATCATGAAAAGCAAGCACCACAGGATTTTTTAAATAATTTGTAATGTCTGCACCCATCGGCTCTAAAATATCGCCTTCACGATCTACCACGCGTTCGGTAGCTATAATTTCCATCGTCCGATTCTTACGGTCAATAGTTTTAGATTTAGACGTAATGTACAATCTGTTGTCTGATCGTTCCCGTGGTTCTGGCATTTTATTCTCCCAGTTATACTGCCTCAAATTATTATTAAGCGGTTTCCTCTAGCCAATTAAGCACCATGCTTACATGATTATCCGCATCTTTGGATTTAGCTTGAAATGTATAAGTAGTAGACGGCTTTAATACAAGATTTCCGATGCTATCTCCAGTTGCCGCGGAAGAGCTTACTTTATTTGTGCCTTCTAACCCCATTGACATTGCAAATAATAAATCCCCTGCCGTGCCGATAGTTGGATCTTGTAATACCGTGCAAACGCTTGATGTGTCCAACAATTGGTTATTATTAATTATAGTGACAGGAGTCCCGTTTGTTATCGCGGCACCGCCGTATATATACGCTTCAACTCTACTTGTCGCCCAACCCCCATAACTAATATGTACATGACTATCAGCGGGGGTAGTGATCGCAAAAACCAAAGTCGCATCTGACGCTAATACTCCAAAATTACTGACAAAGAAATGTCTTCCCGCATGTATTGCGGAATGTTCTGGATTTATAATATTTAACGCGGTTGTTGAAGCATCTACACCTATCGCTGCTCCAGACGCATTTACAAGTTGTGAAGAAACAATCCCTGAATCTATAATGGTTTTCATCGCTGCGGTATTTGTGTTTATGGTGTCGGTAGCTGCCTTCATTGCCGCCGTGTTGGTGTCAATTGTGGCGGTAGCATCTTTCATTATAGCTACATTTGCATCTAGGGTAGCGGTGGCCGCGTTTAGTGTTGCTATTGCGGAAGCTAAGGCGGTTGATGCTCCTGCGGAAGCCTCACGCCATGCCTGAATATCAAATACAGACCCGTCTGATTTATATTCTGTCCCACTTGTAGGCGGGTAACGCCCACCTGATGCAATTGATTTATCTCTTGGAGTTGTCATTTTATTCTGCCCTTATACTAAAGTTTTCAATCACTGGAATAATTGTGCAGCGGCAATTACTTGACAAAAAGCCATTGGCTATGTATAATGATGTATTAGTTTGTAAATCATAAACCTTTATAGGAGATTCTAAATGCGAAAAATCGAACTCAACAGAAGAGATCTTTATCGGCGTTATAAGTCCGGGCAATCCGAAAACTTCTTGTCCAATCATTTCAATGTTTGTCGTAATGTCATCAGGCGTTATCTGCGAGAAGGCCATATCAACATTAGAAGCCAAATCGAGGCTAATCGGCTTATGATGAGTAAGCGAACCCCGGAGGAAAACGCCAAGAACACCATCGCCGCTCATGCTGCCATCAAAGGTACACGCCATTCTGAGGAGCATTGTATTAAACATGCCCAAACCGTTGAACGTATGGTCTTGCACACGTCCGTCAATGAGGATGTCGCGTATGGCTTGCTCGTAGCTCGTGGGTTTACTGTCACCCGACAAAAAGCTATTGGTCGATATAATGTCGATCTTGCTGTTCATGAAGGAACCATCGCCGTGGAAATCTGTGGCGGAGGCTATAGTCTTGCTACTTTGCGCCGTACTCGCAAACGTCTTGACTATATTATCAATTCTGGATGGTGTCCAATTCTCATTTACGTCCCCCGCGAGTACCCTTTGGAGTCCGGTGCAATCGAACATATAATCACCACTTCGCATACCCTTAGCTCTGGCAAATCCATTGATCGTAGGGAACACGTGATTCTCGGAAACGGAAATCCGTCTTCCGTCTACAGTAGTCAAGTGGACTATAACGCCAGCGTAGGAGGCGATAAATGCGGCGCGATTATCAGAGGACAGAACGGACGTTTCACCCACTAAACAATGCGGATGAAGCGGAGGATGACCTACAGCAAACGGTACAGATAAAAACCTACCTTCAATTTTAGTGTGTTCTAATTTAACTCCTTCAGGAAGAAATTCATCTTTAATACCAACTATTTGCCCGTTCATTTGTGCGCAGTAATCACACGTTAGATCATCTTCATCCGTAAGCCATTCTTCTTTTGTTATGCCAGCCTCTAAGTATCGTATCTCCGCACCTTCATTCATTGACCAGATCGAGGTAGTTCGTGAAATTAGATTTGCATAATTCTTATCGAGGGCATATCCCTTCCTTAATATTTCTTTGCTAATTTCTTTAGGGGTTAATCCGCGTTTCTTTTCCTCGTCCCAGTAGTTCCGTGCCTTTTGGAATTCCTTATTGATCATATCAGCATGAGTATTAGCTTCACGCTTTGCAGTAGCCTGTAAATACTCCTCTATCTGAGTTTTGCGTCCGGTGACAGGATTAGGTATGCCATCTTTCTTCCACATATCATTATCAAAACTCTTGAACCCAAGTTCATCGTTAGCAAATGTATATCCGTCAACGATAATCGCATAAACGAATTTTGTCTCAGTATCGTAAAGTTCTTTAAGTAAGTCACCATGCATTTCTGGCGTGTATATGTCGCGTATGCCAAACTTAGCCCGTCTTGCTGCGAGAGAGCTGTAATGATCAAAGGTAAGCAAGAGCGCATCCCTAAATCGTGGGATATACTGATCAACCCGTTTATTGCGTGCGGCAATAACAGGTGGATTAGCATTACGACTTAGGGTTAGGCTTTTAGCAGTCAATTTTATTATTATCCTCATCCCAAAAATCTACATATAAATCCATAATGAATAAAGATACTTTAAGCAATTTCAAACCAATCCACATTCTTATTTTGTACCTATAGTATCCATGAACTACCACATCCACTTTTAAATTAGTCATGACATTTGAATGAATATCAATTTCAGCTTGCATTTTTATTATCCTCAGTTATTTGGCCATAAGCTTATAACATTTAATTCCATTACTTACTGCCGTCCTATCTTTAGTTACTCTATAGTACCCATCGTCTGAGTATATGGAGTGAATTCTTTGTGCTTTTCTTCGTGCTTTCTCTTTTTGTGAGGGGTTTTTTTGTTTTTTAGACATCTTCAGCATCCTTAGGTATTTCCCGCTTAACTAAAATATATTCTTCTTTAATCTTTTCGATTTCTTCAATGATTTTATCGCCTTGTTCTTTTTCTACTATATGCTCTATCACTATGCGTACAGGTTCTGCCACACTCATATGTAATGTAACTGAGGTTGCTTTAAGATCGCCAGTCAACGCTTTTGCTAATTTAATAAATGCTTCTGACGGATGTGAGAGAAATTCCATTTTATTCTTCTTCCATTTCGCCGATAGCTTCGTTTGGTTTATCTTCTTGATTGTTGCTGCTGGTTCTCGGCTCACTTGATTCCATTGAAGGTAATGCAGTAACGGAGGGGGACATCGGCAGTAGGTTCATAGGTAGTATGTATTGTGCTCCAAAGTCCCCTCCAACTTTTTCCTCGCCTGCGATTTCTCTTGCTCTATCTCGATCAACCAGCCCACCAGCAAATAATGTGGTGGCTCGGGTAGCTGATATGGTTTTGTCTTCCTGTAATTCTGCGACATCCGAACGATTAAACTTAAATTTAATATTCTCGTCTGTAATAAATGATCGTGTCCAGGCTCTTTCCGCTTGATCCCATAGCGTGTTAATAGTTGAACGATAGAACCATCGCCACGCTTCTCCTGTATTGCTCCAAGGGCTGTTTTCAAGGCCTACTTCTGCGCCTGCAACTAAAGGCGGTACTCCAAGCACCCCACATATTCGCGTTTCATTAAGTTGTGTTAATTCTTTCCAATTCATTTCTGCAAGAGGGTTCATGAAATCTATCTCAACCCCTTTACCACCGATATGCAGCATATTACGTGCCGCTTGCTTTCCAAGCTTATCGCTAAGGCGTGCCTTCAAGCCTTCTTTCTGAGATGCGGTCAATCCACGTTCTGTTTTGATTACAGGTCCGGGGATTTTTAAACTATCTAAGGCATCGCCCATGTATGCATATCGTTTTTCTTCAAGGCTGACCGCTTTGCTTCCGGATGATAACGGCGATAACCCATTAATCAAAGACGCTGGATTTATTATACGAGTGTAACAAACTTCCTCGGGTTGGAGGGTATATTCCTGCCCGCCATTTGGCTGGACTAAATAATTTTTGATTACCCTAGAATCTTTCACATTCTGTAATGGCTGAGTAACCGCTTTTACCGTGACGTTCGAGGGCATGAGGGGATAAATCTCTTTAACCATATTACCTCGGTTGTTCATCCACTTCCAAAAGTATTGAGTTCCTGTGCTGAGTAAATGAAATACATAAAATCCTTTTAGTTCATCGCCTGTATATGCAGGATTAGCGTTAAACAAATCAAGCATAGGATAATCAGGAATGGAAGTTTCTTCACCGTTCTTATCTACCTTAACTGCGGTAAGAGATGCGGATATGAAGGCGGTATGTACGGCACGTAGGCACATGTAAACAAGATCCAACTTCTTAGCTAGGTTCTCTTGCCCTTGGGTGCTTAATGTTGGAAATATATTTTGATTATTTGACCATGAATAATCTTGGCCGAAGAATTGCGCGGCATCCGCGGATGACAGTGTGAAATCTTTCTTCCATGGTAGATGCCATTCTTTTAAGTTATACCAACTCATTTATAAATACTCCACTAATGAGCCGACCGGCATGAAGGTCATAGCCAAGGCATCGGCAAAGTCCGGACTACGTTTGAGCCTCTTTTTAATTTCTGATTTCTCTTCAAGAATTAGCTTACCATTGCTTTTCAATTTGTATTTCGACACAACCAACTCTTTAGCTAACGTATCAAGTTCCTCGGTGCCGGTAGAAATAACAAACCCTTCACATATCGCTTCCCGTAATAGCCAATAGGTTTCCATGCGGGTATTGAAGAAGCGTTCTGTGTCTAAAGGGGCTTCTCCATTGTTGACTGCTTGTACCGCGTAATTCAATTCGCGCAATCTATCAACCAGTCCACCACCTACGCCAGCATCATCAATAAATATTCTTGTCTCATCAACTTCCCATTCTTTAGCAAGTTGGATAACGCTTCCGCATGTCTGCATTAAGTCTTGTCCGGAAAACCATTCGATATGAAGCACCGAACGTTTATCCCTGAGAAGTAACACGGTTCTATCTTCCCCAAACCGTGCTACGTCTACCCCAAGGCATAAACTTTCTTGATCGATTTCTTCCGGTAAATCTTTTTCTGCTTGTCTACTTTTTGATAACATTTCAAAAGTGATTAAGCTATCTTCTGCGGACGTAGGAAATTCTCCTAATACCCGCGCTTTATACATTGGGCTACTAATCCCCCATTCTCTTTCTCTTGCTTCCGTCCATTCTTTTGTGGCTAACCCTGGTATGTCATATTTAAGAACATCCATGGTAGATGTATGAAATTGTTTCCAGTCTGGATTTGTAAATGCATCATAGAATGGTCCACTTGCATGTAATGGATTACCTAAATATATAACCTTAGAGCTTCTTGCGCTAGTTAATCCCATAATTGCCTCATGTACTTTATAGTCTAATGCGCTGGCTTCATCGATTATAACTAGAA